TGCGCTACATGCTGCGCAAGATGGCCAGCGGGGTCGGCATCAGCTACGAATCGCTCAGCCGCGACTACACCGGTGCAACGTACAGCAGCGCTCGATTGGCTCTGCTGGATGACCGGGACATGTACCGCATGGTGCAAGGCTGGCTGATCCGCAACCTGCGGGTCCGGCTCTACCGCGAGTTTCTCGACGCCGCTGTGCTGGTGGGGGCGCTGTCGTTTCCCGACTACTACAGCAACGTGGAAAAGTACCAGGACGCCATCCGATTCCGCCCGCGCGGCTGGAACTGGATCGACCCGTCCAAGGAAGTCATCGCGTACAAGACGGCGGTCCGCTGCGGCTTTATGAGCAGCGAAGACGTCATTGCACAGACCGGAAACGGCTCGGACTTCGAGGACGTGTACAAGTCCCGAGCCGAAGAGCTGGAGCTGGCTGATGAGCTGGGCCTGGTCTTCGATGTGGACCCCGGGGCTGTGGATAACAAAGGCGCTAGTCAGTCATCGGGTCAGCCGGCATCAGAACCGGCTGATCCGGAGTCCGCCGAAGTCGAGCCGCCCGACCCCGTCGGCCAGGACGCGGATGAATCCGCTGCTGACCCGACCGCCGACCCCGCCGACATCACCCCCTGAAGGAGCATCTCTCTATGCCTGATCCCCGCAATGCGGCGCGGGATCTGACGGCGCTCGCCGGTCAGATCCACACGCGCCACCTCTCCGCGCGCGCCATGCCGGCGGGGCCGGTCGACCCGCCTGCTGTCGATGAAGCGGCTCGAACGGTCGAGCTGGCATTCGTGTCCGAGTCGCCGGTTGAGATGTGGTATGGCACCGAGATCATCAGCCTCGCGCCGGGCGCTATGCGCTCTGGGGTGCGCCAGCAGCGGCTGCCGCTGCTGTTCAATCACGGCTGGGACGATCTGCTCGGCATCGTCGAAAACACCGTCATTGACCCGGACCGCATCGGCCGGGCTCAAGTCCGATTCGGCAAAGACGAGCGCGGCGAATGGGCCATGCGTCAGGTGCAGGACGGCATCCTGGTCAATGTCAGCTTTCAGTACCGCGTCCACAAGTGGCTGGTCGATGACGAGACCGATGTGCTCACCGCCATCGACTGGGAGCCCCTCGAAATCACCCTCTGCACCGTGCCCGCCGACCCCAGTGTCGGCGTCGGCCGGACCCTCGAATCGGCCGCCGGATCGGCCGCTGCTCGCGGCCAGTCCGCACCCCTCCCCGCAACTCCGAAGGAGACTACGATGACTCAGCAAATTGAAACGCCTCCGGCCGCCGACCCGGTGACCCGCACCCCGGATCAGATCGCGCAAGCCGAGCGTCAGCGCATTGCCGAAATCGAGGCTATGTGCCGCAAGTATTCGGTGGCTGATGATGTCAAGGCCGGCATGATCCAGCGCGGCGCCACCGTCGACCAGGCCCGCATGACGTGCGCCGACATCGTGCTGCAACGCGCCGCCCAGACGGGCCAGCCTGCCGCCGACATGGGCAGCACTGCAAACCCCGATCTGAGCGAGGGCGAAAAGGCCCGCTACTCGATGCTGCGCGCCATCAACGCTGCGGTCTCGGGCAATTGGAAGGACGCCGGCTTTGAGCTGGAGTGCTCGAACGAGATCGCAAAGCGCACCGGCCGGGCCTCGAATGAGAAAGGGTTCTTCATGCCGACGAACCTGCGCTTCTACTCGGCCACGCAGTCCCCGGCTCGTGGCTATGCCGTAGGCACGCCGGGCGCCGGCACCACGGGGGGCACGCTGGTGGCGACGAACCTGCTCGCCGGCAGCTTCATCGAGGTGCTGCGCAACCGCGCCCGCGTGCTGCAGCTCGGCGCTCAAGTGCTGTCGGGCCTGGTGGGTGCAGTGGACATCCCGCGCCAGACCGGCCGGTCGGCCACGTTCTGGGTGGGTGAAGGGGTTGACGTCAGCGAGGGCACGGCCTCTTTCGACAGGCTGACGATGAACATGAAGACCATCGGCACCTGGTCGCAGATCACTCGCAACATGATGGCCCAATCCACCCCGGACGTGGACATGCTGGCCCGGGCTGACCTGATCGCCCAGATCGCCCTGGGCATCGACGCTGCTGTGCTGGGCGGATCGGGGGCATCGGCTCAACCGCTGGGCATCGCTAATACCGCGGGCGTGGGCTCGGTCATCGGGGGCGTCAATGGCGCCGCTCTCACCATCGATCACCTGATCGACATGGAAACCAAGACCACCGCCGCCAACGTTCCCGAGGAAAACATGGCCTACCTGGCCAACGCTTATTCGGTCGGGGCCCTGAAGAAGCTCAAGTCCACCACCGGCCAGTACCTCTGGACCAACAACCCGATCGGTCGTCGAGACGGCACGCCGGGCGACATCAATGGCTACCCGGTGGCTCGCTCCAATCAAGCTCGCTCGACCCTGACCAAAGGCGCGGGCACAGGGCTGAGCGAAGTGTTTTTCGGCGCATGGGATCAGGTGATCCTCGGCGAGTGGGGCGTGCTCGAAATCGTGGCCAACCCCTACGACCCGGCTGTCTTCAAGAGCGGTGGCGTGATGCTGCGGGCTCTGCAATCAATCGATGTGGGCATCCGTCACCCTGAGGCTTTCTCGGTCATGTCCGACGCCATCGTCTGAGCCTGACGACGGCCGCCGTGCCGTCGTCGTCATCCTGCCCCTGCAATCCATCATCTCGGAGATCATCGTGGCTTCCAAGCAATACACCGTCCGCACCGGCTTCGTGCTGGTGCTGGAAGAAAAACGCCCCAATGGGCAGATCCTGACCCGCAACTTCAACGAAGGCGATCTGATCGAGCTGAGCGACGAGCAATACGCGCTGCATGCGCACCGGCTCGAATATGCTGACAAGAAGGACATCGACGCCGCGCTCAAGGCTGAGCGCGCTGCCGCAGTGGCCTCGGCCGCTTCGACGCTGGGCGCGGCTGATCTGGTCGCCCTGATGGCCCAGGCCCTGGCCGCCCAGCAGGCTGCCACCATCCCGGCCGCCTGATGTTCGCTGAAGACGCTTCGGCCTTCTTTGCCGATTTCGGGGTCGACTGTGTCGCCCCGACCGGCCGGGCATTTCGGGCGCTGTTCGATGCGCCGGGGCAAGTCGTCACCGTCGGCGGGGTGCTGGTCCAGACCGAGAGCTACTCGGTGCTGATGACCTCGACCGACGTCGCGCTGGGGCAGGTGATCGGCGGCTGTCAGATCACCGTGTCCGGCACGGCCTACCGGGTCCGCGAAGTGCTGCCCGAGGACGACGGCGTCTTCATGCGAGCCAACCTCTCAAAGCTCTGAAGGATTCCTATGCCGTTCTACATCATCACCCGGGGTCAGTTCATCGGCCCCCAGGGGCAGAAGTTAGCCCCTGGCGACATCGTCGAGCTGGGCTTGCTCGACGCCTCGACCCGGCTTGCCAGCCAGGTGCGCCCGCTCACTGATGCCGAGGAGGCTGAGCGCGTGGCCAAGCTCAACACCCCCGCTGCGTCGCCGCCGTCGTCGGACTTCACTGACCCGGCCTGACTGCGATGGCCGCCGCTTCTGTCCGCGATGCGATCCTGGACGCCGCTGTGGCCGCGCTGCTGGCTCGGCTGCCGCCAGGCCTCATCGCTGCGAACAGCGTTTTTCGGTCGCGCCAGACCCCGATCACCCGGAACATCAGCCCGGCCATTGTGGTGCGCCCCGCCGGGGAAGACACCGCGCGGATGGGGCAATCGGCTGATCGACATGTGCTGCGGATGCGCGTCTCGCACTCAGTGCGGGGCGATCCGTGGGACGTGCTGGTCGAGCCGATTGCGGCCGAGTCGCATCGCATTCTGATGACCGACCCCGGCATCCGGGCGCTGGCCGTTGATTTGCGCATGACGGGCACGGACTGGGAGGCTGAAGAGGCCGACCAGACCGCCGGCACTTTGACACATCTCTACGACGTCACTTACCTCAGTCGTCCGGCTGATCTGTCCTCGGCGCCCGGCGCCTGATGACTGCGATTTCTCCCCTTTTTACTGGAGACCACTATGTCCCAATTCGGTTTTAGCGTCGGTTCCATGTGGGTCGCTGCCACGATGGACGCCTCGGGCAATACTATTGCGGTGCCGACCCCGATCAAGTTCGGCGAGCTGCAGGACGTCACCCCCGAGTTCGGTCGTGACACCAAGCTGCTGCACGGGGCATTGGCTTTCCCGGTCGCTGTGGGCGGCGGCAAGCAGACGGCCAAGCTCAAGGCCAAATTT